AACCGCCGTTCAGTCGAGCGCCGAGCCAGTTGACGTATTCGTAGTGCTCGGGGTCTTTAATCATGCAGTCTTCGTAGGTGGCGGACACGATACCGCCACCACTCATTTCTATGGCAAGGGTTTCGCCAAGCCCGTTTCGACCGCCATCCACGGCGGAACCCGGCACATCAAAGGATGTGCGCACCGGAGCCAGAAAATCCGCCTCCAATGTTGGCTGGTTGAGAAACCTAGACATGCTACCCCTTTTGTGACGCGTATTTCGTTTGCAATGTGCCGAAACCGCCCCGGCGCATGTCGTCGTTTTGCCTTGCCAACGCCTCGTCAACACCTTGCTTGACCAGAGTTCGCACATGGTCATCACCATTCGCGCCGCTGACTTGCACGGTTAAGGCAGTCTCATTGCGGACCGTCTGCATGTTGGATCGAGGCGCGAGAGCGGGTGCTTTTGGCGCAAGCAGCTCTTTCGATTTCCCGTGTGGGATCACTTGGGACCCCTGCGGAAGGTTGACGATCTCCCAGCCACGCTCGCCAACGACAGCAGGACCGCCCGGCGAATAGTTGGTGCCGTTTGCAAACATGCCTGTGATCTTGCCGGATTTGACGAGGTTCCACTGCGAACCGCCACCATTGAAAAGACCACCCAACCAAGAAAACAGGCCACCACCACCACCGCCGCCACTTGCAGCAGGAGCTGACGGGAAGAATGAGGTTGAAAGCTGCCCCAACTGTCCGAGACCTTGCGTTGCCGCGCCGGAGCTGGATGCGACCTTTTGCAAAGCCCCCGCCGCTTCGGTCGCCCGACGCGCCTGAAGCTGGGCTGCATCAACCCATGTCATAGCAACACTGTCAGACGAGTTGCCGGACAGCATTTGCAGCTGCGTACCATTCTTGCCCATCCGGCTAGCACCGGTAGCCAGGCCGACATGTCCGCCCGCCTGATTTGCACCAAGCCCACGGCTTTGCAACAACACGTCGCCCCTCATGATCTGGCTTGGATCGACAGATTGCCCCCAGTTCTTGAAGGAATTTGCAGTGAGTGAACCGGTGCCCTTTAGGCCAACCTGCGCAAGCGAAGAGTTGACGAATGCCGCACACCACGCGGTTTGGGCCGCGTCGATATCAACGCCACCCTGCTTCAGGAAAGCGTTGATGCTGGAAGCGCTCGTGTTTTCATTCTTGCCCAAAAGGCCGGACGCGAGATCAACCGCACCGGAGGAACCGGCCGAGGCCGCACCGCCGCCTTTCACGGCACCAAAGACAGCACCGATGGCACCGCCACCGCCAGCCGCTCCGGCCGCACCGCCGCTTGTGCCGAGAACACCGTTGATGATCTGGTCGAACACCTTGTCCCAAAGCTTGGAGGCTTGGTTCAAGAGGGCATTCTGGATAGCGCCGCCAAGCGCTTTACCGAGATCGCCGCCACTGGATAGCAGCTCATCCTTGAAGTCTCCGAAGAATGTCTTCAGTTCATCGCGGGCATCGCCAATCCGGAGGTTTTGCCGAATCTGGTTCGCCTCGCTACCACCGAGGTCCTCCGACAATCCGTATTGGCGTAGCGTGGTGACAATCTTCTGGTCTTCGGCTGATAGTGAACCGAACCGCCGATCCATCAGGAGATCTTGCGCAAGCTTCGCTTTCGATAGGGTTTCGGAATACTGCCGGTAAAGCGAAACCTTTTTTTCCAGTTCACCACGCTGCTCGGCCGACAGTGACCGGCCTTTATCTTCCGCCTGCTGAAACAGATCGAGCGCAAACCGGGCCGTATCCGCTTCAATACCGAACCTGCCCAACAGGTCAATTTCCTGCTGGACCTGCGCGATACGATCATCCGCGGACTTTTTCAGATCACGGTAAGCGTTGGCAGCTTTCTGCGCGGCGGTTTCCGCCTTCTTGTCAGCGTCTTTCGAACCGGGCAAACCTTCCAGTTCGACAAGCGGACGGCGTTCAGGAGTGGGCGGATTTGCAACATCGAAGAAGCCCGGATTCTGGATAGGGCCATCAGCTGATTGACCATCGCGACCGAGGCGGCGTTTATCCGGATCGTAGCTTCTCCATGTCGAGATATCCTGCGATCTGGCAACAGCATCATTTGCCTTCTGGACGCTACCGGCTGCGCCGAGCGCCGATGTAGACAGCGTGTCGAAGAACTTTGCAAATTCAGTGAGCGCCGGAATGCCAGAGCTGTTGATTGCCGCAGCGAGCGCCGTCTGCACCCTTTCGACATCGGAGGTTTCAAGCTTTCCTTCGTTTGCCGATTTGGTGAACTGCTGGAATGCAGCCTGTAGCCGCTTGATAACTTCTTCTTCTTCACCCGCAGCGCGAAGTTGGGCAACAACATCGGAAACGGTGATCCGCGCTGCGTCCAACTCCTTACGGACATTGGCCAGCGACTTTTCGTTGATGAGGGTGATACCTTCTTTGAGATCGGCGGCCTCTTTGGCGCGGTTAAGCTCATTGGCATAATCGCGCAGCATAGGGATGGTATCACCCCATTTTTCGGCAACCGCCGTGATGAGCTGAGCTTGCTCCTTAAGCTTCTCTTCGGCCTCTCCGCTCCCCGATACAACACCGGAGAAATATTGAACGGCGGCGGCAGTTGCGCCGATGGCACCGATAGTGACCAGCGATATCGGATTGACCAGCTGCAGAAAGGCACCAGCCACAGCAGGACCGATCCTCTGACCGCTCAGCCTGATGTCATTAAAGACCTGCGCAACCTGCGGACCTTGCTGGAGCGCAACGGTGTACCACGGCATAAACGCCGCAGTGGCGGCGATATCAAAGCCCTGCGCGGCAAGGTTCGATGTCTGAAAAGAGTTTGCACCATCACGACCGCCAGAGGTCACAACAGTGGCTTGAAGCGCCTGATTGCGACCCTTGATGGCAGCGGTCGCCGCGAGTGCCGCTTGACGTTCGCGGCCAATAGCCTTCGCCATTTCGTCGGTTGAAATCGCGCCAACAGCGTGAGCCTGCCGGATCTCAGAAACGGCGTTTTTGTAGTTGTTGATGGTGTTGAACAACGGGCTGTATTTGGCCCTGAGACGTTCAAGCTCTTTCCCTTGATCGGCAAGCGCACCAGTCCACTCTTTAGATGCCTTCGCTCCAATACCAACCATGGCATTGATGCGATTTTGCATCGTTGTGGTAATGGACTTGTCGATTGCGTTTCCGGCGCTGGCGAACTGCTTTTGTACAGTTGATGCCAGCCCGGACACGTCACGCTCGATACGCTGGATGCTGCGGCGAAGCGTGGCCTGATCGGTCGATATCGAGATAATCAGGTCATCGGTTTCATCAGACATGAAAACACATCCTAAAGCAAAGCAGCTTCACAGCTGGATCAGTTGCCGTATTTCTGGAGAAGGTCCGCCATTTCCTTGTCGGAAGGCGCTTTTGTTTCCGGTTCTTCACCGTTTGCGGCGTTGCGACCGCGTATGGCTTCAAAGAACTCGGTGAGCGTCATCGCCCAAAAATCGACCGGCCTGAAACCAAGCCCGCCGATGCCAATCCGCATCCAGTCCCGCCATGGGAAAGGGTCGTCCGGCTCTAGTCTGCCGCCTTTTCGGCGGCCACTGCGTTTCCCTCGTCACCATCGAAGTGATGCATGAGAACTGAAACGTAGGCGGACTTGCAGTCGCCGAAATGCTTCAGCTTGAGTTTCATGATTGCAGCCAAGGCGTCACCCTTGATCGTCAGAAGCTCGATGCCGGCAACTGTAGCGCCAACCTCGACTTCGGAAAGACGAGTGAACAATTCATTGAGTGACCGGCACTGCAAACGACTGGAGAGCGCTGACAGCCGCTCCATTTCAGCGGCAATGACAAGTTCCACGCCGTCAATGACGAGACGCGCTTCGCCGCGCGCCTCGTTGACGGGAAACTTAAAGACCGGCTTTGCGGCCTGTTTCACGTCTTCCATGTTTACGCCTCCGCCGTGAATTCGAGGACGTTAGCCGCCTCGAATGTCGCGCTGAATTCCATGTTCGGTTCCACGTCGCCGCTGAACTGGAAATCCGTCACCATCCAAGAGCCTTCATAAGTGCCATCGCCCGGAACGATCACCTGCGCGTCAAAGGGTTCGGAGGCGCGTACCTTATCGAGGAAGCGTTTGGACGATGCGTTCTTTACGAAGTTCCCGGACCCCGAAAAGGTACGATTGGAAATGCCAGGGCGACTGGTTTTCTGAACCGGACCACCGGGATTGGTGCAGCTGGGGATTGTGGTGTCCACCGAATTGGCAGAGAGATTGAAACTGCGCGTCTTGACGCCGCACAATGGGTCGAATTGAGCCGGGTCTGCGCCATCGCTGATTTTGATCAGCAAAAGGCGGCCAAGCTGCTGGCCATCAGCCATCTTGCTTTCCTTCCATGATTTTGGATTTAGGGTGAAACTAGCCTT